ATGATTTTGATCTCGTTTTGCGTTTGCCATATATATATTATAAAGAATTAATTAATAACTTACCATTGGAGTCTGCATAAATTGCAATAGGGGTTTCACCATCAGCCGATGATACACCCATTAGGATAGGGACGTGATTTTCGTCAATTAGAATATCATTACCGGCATCAGAGCCAGTTGTATTGTTATCAACTTTCAAAGAATTATTTGAAGCATTTACTTGTACTCGAACAATTGAGGCATTGTCATTAAGTGAAGCAATTGCGGTTGGTACGTGATTCTCATCTCTTTTTGCGTTTGTCATGATAAATAAATATAAGTTACACCCTCATTGCTAACACTTGAATCGATATACACCTTTGAAAGGTTATCAATATCAAGGCTTACTGTTTCACTAGATGAAAGCTGAAAACCATTAGCCGAAGTTACAGATGATGAGCCAACATAGATAAGACCGGTATTTGTAGCCAAAGCTCTGATAGTTACACTTTTGATTGCGGTAGATGAATTTAGAGCAACTCTAGTTCCCGAAGTTGCAACTGTTTGAGCTCCACTCCCAACAATCGAATAAGGCAGGATATTTACTCCAGTTAATAATGGGGTTAAATTACCACTACTGCCCTGTTCGATTCCAGCCATTTAATTATCTAATATTGCCAGTTTAATTTTTTCGACCTTTTTTAAATGTTCAGATTCTCTTTTTGTTAAGTCTGATTCCTTAACAATCAATAAAGATTCACGATCAGCTAACTCCTTTTCTTTATTATCTAATTCAGTTTTTTGTTTTGCAAAATTTGAATTATAAGATTCTGACAAAGATTCTAGTGTTGAAATTTGTTCAGTTATTCCTACTAAAGAATTAGTTAAAGATACTTTCTTAGATTCTAGATCCGAAATCTCTTCATTTAAGGACTTTAATATAGAGTTCTTTTCGTCAATTTTATCTGATAGTTCTTTAAACTCAATATGTTTAACTTTAATTTGTCCATCAATATCAATTACCAGTTTCTGCAATCGCGAATACTCAGCCTCAATTAAAGTTAGATTGTTTTTAGCGTTTTCAATTCTAGCCTGTAGTTCTTCTGGTAAAGGAATATTTGGTGTGCTTTGATTTAGATTGTCCATATTATAACTCTAAGATTGAATAACTAGGCGACGTACCAGCAATCGTAACGACCCCACGATAAACATCACCGGTAAACATTGCAAAGGAACCACCAGTACCATCAGCCGCACCAGTTGAAGCCTTTAAAATGAAGTGATAAATAGTACTTGAAGCTCCTGTGCCGAAATAAACATAAAGCTGATTAGTACCCTGATTTTGAATTTGAAAACCGACTCGTGCTGAATTAGCAGCCAAAGCTGTTGTTGATGTCTGTGCTCCGTCCTTTGAACCTGAACCTACACCATCTCGAAATTGTAATGAATTATTTGCCATTTTGTTGTCTGTTAGTTGTTCTTAATAAAGTTTGATATTTGTCATTGATTTCACGTTCTCTATTATTTAGATATAACTCTCTTTCATTTAAAACCGATTCGCGAGATGTTATATTTATTTCTTTCAAATCTAGTTCACGTTTTTTTGTATTAAAATCTTTCTCTTTAACGTTCATTTCACTTAAGAAAGTTTGCATTTGCTTTGACACTTCCTCTGACGTTTTTTGCAAAGAAGCTGATCGCTCTTCAAAGACTTGCTCTTTCGACAACAAAAATTCTTCCCTTTGCTTGAGGGCTTCTTCCTTTTCACCAACTTCATCAAGATGATCCTGCAATTTTTCAGAAAGGTCATCTGCATATTTTTGTTTTTCGATGGCTTGTGCCATTAAGGCTTGAGCTTCGATATTTATATTATCCACCCTTTTTCTTTCAATATCAATTGGGATTAAAAGTTGTTTACGTGAGTCTTCCAACGATTTAATTTCAACTTGTAAGTCCTTTATTTTATTTAAATAATTTTCCTCTTCTGTTATCCAAGCTACACGTTGACGAGCAAGAGAGAGTTCAAACTCTGAATTAACATTATTTAACTCTACCCTTGCTTTATCAAGTGCCTCCTTAATATCATTTGTACGTCTAATATCCCTAGCAAGTTCACTAGCTTTAGTAGCAGCAATTTCTGATGGTGTAAGGAGTTTTAACATTATTTCTTTGCCTTTTTAACTGATGGAAATTCTTCACTTCCTTTTACTGGGGACATATTTTCAAGGCTCACAGATGCCACAATTGATTCAACTGGAGCCGCTTTTTTGGCACCATTTTCAATATCTTGGGCAAACTGATCGCGAATTTGAGAGCGTAATATCTGAATCTGTGGAGAATCAGTAGCCACTTCTAACTCGGTAACAATCTTATCTTCATAGACCTTTCGAGCGGCAGGAATACCCATCATATTTCGGCCACGATAAAAACGGTCAGTTTTGCGACCCTCTTCCTCGTCTCTTTTAGCATCGTTGATCATAATCTTATCAACTAGTTTTTTCACCGCTATACAAGCTAAGTGATGAGGTAACTCAACTGTATCTCCAGCTTTAACTGAGATAGGCTTACCGTCCCAATGAAAGGTAAACAAATCAGGAGTTATGTTAGTAAAAGCGAATCGCCTAAGAGGATTAAAAATACCATCTTTAGGAAATAAATCTTGCATTTTGTTTATGACTAATAAACTAATAAATAGAGCGAATGACTAATTCGTCTCTATACAATCCCCCATATAGAGGGACTGTAAGAGATGACTAGCGTCAAAGACTAGCTTATCTCAAGATTAACTGGACCATAACGACCATCAACACCAGTTTTTAAGTTGGTTGCGATGTCCATTAAAGTTGCCGCAGTAACTTGCAAAGCACCAGCAGTACCTGAGTTTGGAGCTGAAAGACCAGTTCCAATAGCAGGAGTACCTGCGATCAAGGCATTAGCAATACCTTTTACTTGTACCCAACCATAATAGGTTGCAGGTAGAGAAGTAACAGCGATACCAGCCACAGTACCAGTAACAGTTGATGGCACTTGAATCAAGGCCGCAAAAGCTGGTGGAATGATTGATACAGTTGCAGAAGTTGTAATTGCAGTGATTGGGGCATCTTCAAGACCAAGAGTAATTGAAGTATCAGAAGCACTAACTGCGGTGTTTGAAGCAATTCGTAGAATTTGACCTCCACCGTTAGCTACAGTTCCGTAAGTGATGTAATAACCACCAGCGAACTGATTAGCGGCCACAGCAGTACCAGTTGATACAGTTAAGGTTGCAGTAGTTGCATTTGCAGCCACAGCGACAGCAGTAACATCAACATAGTTTGATTGTGGAGCAGCGGCCTGTTGTAGCTGACCTACAATAAGGTTTGAAGCACCAGCCGATACATAACGGAACTCTCGTCCGTCTCCAGTAACAGCACGAACACCTAATTCAGGAATGAAAGTGGTGTAAGGCACAGTTGTTGCAGTTGGGGCGATCTGACTAAACAAATCTCCGTTTGTGACTACAACATCAGGTTTAAGTGATGACATAAGTTTAAAATTAAATTAATAAATTACGCTAGGGTTGCACCGTTATTACCAGCGACAATCCAGCCTTTAGTTGTAATGAACACTAGAGTTACTCCGTCACCAGCATCGTTAAATGTGATTGTTGAATAACCAGTTTTGGTTGTTGGGGTAAGAGTAGCATCGCCACCATCAGTACCCATAACAATTATCTTAACTTGACCATTAGTACCATCCGCCAAAGTCAGAGCAATAGCTCCGGCAGAGTCGATTCGAGTAACTAAAGTTGTCAAGTTAACCGCACCTGCTGCCGCCAAAGTTTGTACACCACCAATAACTGCACCAGAGGCTGTCAATGCACCAGACACATTTGAAGTGGTGGTAGTTGAGGTAGCACTAGTTATAGTACCAGTAGTTGTAAAGTCTTTTGCGGTATTAATTGAAGCAGGATATCGGATTTCATTAAGCATTTCTTCGAGTTTTATTGACATAGTTTTGTGAATTAACTAATAAACCCGAATATTAAATACCAGTTACTCCAGTCAATTTACCATGTCGACGTGGGTTGTCAGTACATAGGTTACCAGCCAAGATGATGAATGAGTTGAATGCAAATTGGTTATTGCTCTTAATGAAGCCGGTCCAGTAGAATCCAAGGTTTGAAACTTCATTGTATGAGTTACCAGTAAATAATTTTGAAGCTACTTCTACTTTCTTAGCACCCTCAAAGGCATCTAAGTCAGCATCAAGACCATAGAAGTCAAGATAGTTTTCGTTTAGCATTACCAATTGACCAGCGGTAGCTTTTCGATCAGGAACCAATTCAAGACCAGCGAACATCAAACCAGAGAAACCTTCATAACCTTTATAGTTAGGAACAATATTAACTTCCTTAAAGATTTTCTCTTGTGGTTGTAGCAACTGTTCATATAAAGCCCAAGTTGGGTAATCGGTGTAAGAACGAGTAGGAACCACAGTCGCATCTGAAATGGCATTGAACAAGGTTCGCATAGTAGCCAAGCTCAAGGTTGAAGCGGCAGTAACAGTTGAATCTAGGGTTGGATAAGTTGATCGTGAAAGACCACCGATAGTTGCAACAGATGAACCATCGTCAACTATAGCACCAAGACCCAAGAAGTCTTTATTGTTGTTACCAGTACCATCAGCCCACAATTGTGTACCAACAGCATCAGCTAAGTCTTGAGCTCGTGAAATCATTTCGATTTTTGTAAGATCAAGAACCTTTCGAACGGTGTTGTTTGCAGCCAAGTCTGTACCTGCTAGTGCAACGTTTGCAGTTGAGAAGCGAGGATTATATTTCAACAATACTCGAGTATCGGTGAAATCGGTAGGCAAAGTATCAAAGCCAATGAATGACTTGATAGCGGTACCAACCTTAAATTTGATTGGGAAATCTTGAGTTGCAGCATCAAATCGCTTTGTTTTTGAAAGCATTTTGGTTGCAAACACGTTTCCTCTTAAAACAGTATCAACTACACGTGGAACGATTTCTTCCATTGTGATAGTATCAACGACATTGTTAAAACTCATAATGTTTTATTGTTAAATTATTAAATTCTTCGTCTGTAAGAGTTCCAGTCTAGAGGGTTGAAATCTTCATTTCTTTTCTCTGAACTAGATGGCTCTCCTTCCGAATCACGAGAGGTTAGAGAAGTTACAACAGCTCGAGCCTTTTTCTTAGTTTGAGCAGATGTTTGATTTTTCAATTGATAAATCTCGTAAGCCTTATCAAATGGGAGTAAATCACCAGAGTAATTACCGTCTTCATCTTTTGGTGTATATTCATCCACAATTTCGAGGATTCCTGATTCTTCAGCCGCTGATAATTTGCGACCTAGATAATTAGAAAGGTCCTCTAAATTGTTATCAATAATCTTTTCATTTCTTGTCAAAGACTCTACTTCGTTCTTTCTTGCCTCTTCAAGAGAGCGTAACGCACGTTCTTCGGCTCGTTGCTCGATATACGCAATTCTTTGGAGTTCGATCTCGTAAGCCTTTCGAGTGTTTTCGTTATCGCCATACACTTTAATCATGTAATCTAATAACTTTTCATCCTCTGGTCTATCTACTTCTTGCTCTTTATATGAATCACGTTCGAGTAATTGCTGTTCAAGTAAAGCGGCTCTCTCTTCTGCTTCACGCTTCTGATCAGCAATTGTTTTGAACCTAGAGTAGGGAACTTTTTGCTCCTCTTCAGTTTCCTCCTCATTAACAGGTTGTTCACCTGCTAACTTACGGGTGACTAATTCCGCGTCATCTTGTCCTAACTCTTTGACTTGCGAGGTCTCGGTTGTTGGCTCCGAGGTGTTATCTGCTTCAATTTTTTGAGCATTAGCACCAAACGCTGGGGCATCAAGATTAATTTCTTTTAACATATTGTACGGGGGGTTTTAAAGGCGACACCCTAGAGAACCTTTGTTATATAGAGAAGTGACTAACCTCTCATTTTTTCTGCTAACTGTTTTTTTAAACTTTCAACATTCCTATTCTTTCTAAACTTAGCTACCTCTGCATCAGTATCAAGTTGCTTTCCAATCACATGCTTTGTAGCGGTAATTGCTGAACTTATCCTTTTTAAAGGCGGCTGATGTTTTAATTCTTTCTTGTAGCTTTTAAATTCTTTTCTATTCATGTTAATCTTTTTCGACTTCAAACTTTCCCTTGGTATTCGACCCTACCGCTTTTTCACCTTTGGTTGATTCGATACCGCCACCAGCCATTGAGTATTCCATACCCTTACCACAGCCAGAATCCTTTCCGTTCATATCGTAGCCCTCGCCCTCGACTGAACCTTTGTGTGACATTTCGTATTTCATTGTATTTTAATTAAACTTATAAATTCGACTTTTTATTTTTCACCTCGTCTCCTTGCTTTATTCTCTGCGTGTTTCTGCCAAGCAGATGACGCAAGACCTGCCATTGCTTTCTTGTGATAACCCTCTGATGGTTCAAAACTAACTTTTGTTTTACCGTTAATTCGACTAACGGTCTTGGTATATTTTCGTTCAGACGGACCACTTTTAACTTTCATCTTTCGAGCAATATCCTTTGCTTTGGCTCGTGGTGCATATTCATTATCATCAACTCGAACATTTTCAGGATCGTGTAATGGATTTGGATGTGACATATATTTAATAATAAATTTTATTTCCTTTCTCTTTAATAAATTTTTTATATTCTTCCTCTCCGTGTTTCTTTTTAAAATAATTATGACCGTGTAATCTTATATCAGCTAACTTATCGGCTTGTGCTGATTGATAAGGGTTATAGGTTACACCTTTCTTGGTGATGACCCGGTTAACTAATTTCTTTGCTATTTGTTTTTTGTCCATAATTTTAGTTATAACGATTTTTATATTTACCGATACCAGCCTCTTTTTGTAATTCTTCAACTGGTCGACCGTGAAATAATTTTGTTTTTTTATCAAAGGCTCTATGAGCTAAACGAGAAGTCTCCTCTTCACTCTTGGTAGAAAGTTTGACAAGATTCTTAATCGCACGGTGCTTCATTTTGTTAGCAATATCTTTTTTATTCATATTTATATTATTATTCTTTTAAATTATCTTGTAAATTGGGATTAATTACTCGCTTTGCTTTTTCCCGCTCCTTATAAGTATAGACTCCCTCATCAAACGACGGTGAGTTTTTACTATACTTAGTCACCGTTGAGTGGGGGTTGATCTGCTTACGTTCCGCCCACTCCTCACCAGCTCGATGTCCACTTCCGTCTTTACGATAAACAAATCGACCTGTTCGTTTGTATCGTCTAGTGGATACACCAAAGTCATAAGGTCGGTGGCTTATAATATCCCGGGCTAAATAACCGACTTTTTTACCGCCCATTTTCCCTGCAATTACTTTTCGAATATTTGCCATGGCTATTATTTTACTGGAACCGATTGTAATAACTGTCGCTCCTTAGCTTGAACTGCATCAGTAACACCCGGAGTACCACCTTGAGGTTGATTAGCTGGACCAATAGCATTGACCGACTCATCACCCACACCCGGAGCCTGTGGCGTACCACCATCCATTGTAGATTGGCCACCTAACGCAGGATTTTGAGCTATAGGGGGATTTCCAGCCGAAAAGGTAGGTAGATAAGCCTGTGGTGGAATTGCCCCTTTTTGAAGCATTTGCCACAAAATTAATTGATTGGTTGCCTGAACAGGGTCAGGGAAGTCTAGTTTTTTATAAAGTGATAGTGGATCGATAGCGTTTGCACTCCAAAGGTCAATAGCTTCGTTACGTTGGGTTAAAGGATCCTTTGGAATCAAAGAACCATCCTTGATTGTGATATCAAGAGTTTTAGTCAATAAGAAGTCCTCGTTTTTAATTGAAATTAAAGTTTGAGCATCGGAAGCACCAGCTGAAACGTAGTAGTGTTCATCGGTATAGTGAACAAACATCAATTGAATCCAATAATTATAGACAGTGTCCGCGACTTGTTCCAAGTATTCAGTTATACCACCACCGATACGCGAAGCATCAAGTTGATTAACCAATATCTTACCTCGGGCGGTTTGTTCGTTAGCCTGACCTTGTGGGGTTGAACCTGAAGTACCAAAAATGTTTGATAGTTCCTGTCGGGCATCTTTAAGAGAAGTATAGACATCACCAGGAATACCAGGGGCAGGTAATCGCATAACCGCATCCTGAACTTTACCGCTTGGTACACGAATAGCCGTACCTCGTCTTAAAGCCGCTGCTGCTTGTGCCGCTTGTTCAGCTGTAAAGGCGTTTGATACAGCTAAACCGTTGTTCATTGACTCAACGTTCTTGTCGATTTGTCGCCAACGTCTATTGACCATATCCTGAACAGGGATGTTTTGAATGATTAGAGAAGTTTCATCGTGAGGTTGAAGCTCGGTTGAAAAGATTGAAAGACCAACATAAGGGTCGGTAGGTTTGTCAAGAAAGTTTTTACCCTCTTCCGAGTGAACAACTTCACGTGTAACTTCATCGCGTTCTTCAATATCATAATTCCAATGAGGGTTTTTAAATTTACCCAAAACAGTATCGTCCATGGTGTAAAAGACATCTCGACCCTTATACCACCATTCAATATACTCAAGTTTAGTGCCTTTCTTTTTACCAGACTTTAGATTTATGATTTCTGCCTTACCGGGGAACAGTTCTAGCAATCGAGAAGCCGAAGCTTGTTTGCGTTCACCAATCCAGTCGCCTGTGAATTTACCTGAAACATCCCAATGTCCATCAGGATCCATAATCATTCTCTTAGGGTTGATTACGGTTGTTTCAATTCGTTCAAGGATAATATCATAAGAACACTTCAAAACACCAAGTTTGTAAATCAACCAATGACGAATCTGTCGCTTAAGTAGTTTCTTTAGCTTTTGGCGGTCAGCTTCGTAGATTAAAGCAACTTTAATAGCTGAAGCCAATTTCTGCCCCTGCTCTGACGGGTCACATTTTACAATTGGGTCGGGATTGGTTCGGGTTGCAATTGGTATGAACGTCTCAACAGCTTCAAAGATTTTGTTATCGTTGGTAGCTTGGTTACCCGAGATAGCATCAGACTCGTCGTTTCGTTGCTTACCAATCCAATATTCAAAAGCGATAGTCTGACTAGGCTCAATGTCGTTGTAATATTTATTATAGCGTTCTTTCCAAGTCTTGATGAGCTGAGTGATTTCAAGTTCGGAATATGATGAATCATAAATGCCAATTGGAGTTGGATTAAAATTATCTTTTTCGGAAGTCGTTGCCTTGTTTAAACCATTAAAAAGACCGAGAGCTCCTTTGACTGATTCCCATATACCACGATTGGGTGCGTTGGTTTGTAATGCCATTAACGTTTAGTTAAACTAATATATAAAAATTATAACACTCTTTTTCGGTGTTTCAATTGGGAT